AGGTTTATAAACATTATTTAAAAGGCCCTCCTAAATGCCAGACAACAAGACTATATCTTGTGCCTGATGTTACTGGTTTAACTCTATGCCATACAAAACTAGGAAATACAATAATAGATCCTTTTGGTAATATTTCTTTGCATTGTATTCTATGTTTTGATTCGTCTCGCATATGTGGATCATAGTTTCTAAAATCAAATTCTAATTCACCACCTCTATATTCTGAACCATCTGTTAATTGACAAGTCATAGATAGTTTTCGAATTCTTCCGTGTTCTGGATTGTTTGGATCTTTCCTGTCGTAAGGTTTATCCCAACTATCACAGTGCCAATCATAATATTGATTTAATTTATATTTTGTAAATTGACAAGACTCTGATCTTTCCCAGTCAAAATTCCAACCAGCTTTTGAATTTGCTTCATGTACATATGGATGTAATTCTTTATATATCCAAGTATCATTCAACCATACTAAATCAGAATTTCTTTTCTTTTTTAAATCTTTTACTTCCTCCTTGTTTAAAGGTTTTTTATTTAAATCTCTATCTCTTCCATAACCACCAGTTATAGCCATAACTTCTTTTTGTGATTTAGCATATTCTATGACATCATCACAAAATTTAGGTGTTAGCGCACCACTAAAATACCAATAATAATTAGATATATTCATATGTTATTGTTTGCACAAAGTTTAAACTATCCTTTTGATTATTAGTTAAGTAGTACATACAAGTAGATGGAAACATAATAAACATATTATTTTTTAATGGTATATCCCAACTTCTTCCTTTTCGTCTATTGTCTTCATAATGTATTCTAACCATACAATCTTTAACTTTTACACCATATAAAAATGTATAATCTGGTGAGTTACGTAAATCAACAGGATCTATATTTAATAATGGAATTGTTGTTTCTTGAGGCTTATACATATTGCCCCACGTTTCTTTGTTAATTAAATTAAATCCATACTCTAAATTTATATGATCTCTCATATAAGTATTTAACATATCGAATGTTCGTGAAAATGGAAAAGGTGAATCTGTAATTTCTGAGTTTAATATATCTTGTTGTAACTTATCTCGATCAATGTCCCAATCTTTAGGCATTGCCACATCACCATAATATAATGCTATTTCAGATAATACTTTCTTTTGCATATCACCACTTATGCCATAAGTTAAAGTTTTATTCCATTGAATTATTTAAATCCCAAGACTGGCCTGATTCGTTCCAAACATAGGACCAAATGTGTGTGCCAGCTTCATTTTGTGATTCTTGTTCTGCTGTTAATGCTGGAGCATCACCAATCGGTGATTGCCATCTAGCATCAGCTGTATTTTTTACCCAAGAAGCATATGGTTTTTTTGGCCAAAATATATTATTATCCTCATCCCACTCATAACCTATTCCTGCGTAATTTCCTCTGAATGCTTTTGAGTGATCACCTGATGAATGTTTGTTACCTAATGTATTATAAGATGTTTGAATCCACATCTGTGCAGGCCAGTTGTTGTGTGTTTCTAACCACTGTTGACCTACTGATTCATCTTCAACACCATCAGCGTTTAACATCTTATCATTATCCATAGTTAACACTTGAATAACTTTTCCGTTAGCTCCTAGTTTTGCAAAATGTGCCATAATGTTTCTCCTTATATATTAATTTTAATTATCATTCAACTACTGAAATTTATACCTAATAATAACAATTCCTGAACCACCAGATCCACCAGAACCAGAGGCTCCAAAATTAGGACCACCACCTCCACCACCGCCTGTATTGGCTGTTCCACTTACAGCTGCATCTCCTGGACCAGCACCACCTCTACCACCACCACCGGTTCCACCACTTCCTCTATATGGAACAGATCCTGCTCCACCACCTCCACCACCAGCATAAGCTGTTGGAGTATTTGTAATACTTGTTGTTGCACCAGCACCACCATTACCTGCTTGATCACAACCTGAAGAATTTCCTCCTACAGCAGTTGCACCTCCGCCTCCACCACCGCCACAACTTGGTGGAACATTATTACCACCATTATTACCTTGAGACGGAGTAACTGGAGGCGTGTTTCCCGCTGCACCTGCATTTGTAGTATTTCGTGCACCGCCACCACCTGAGCCACCCGTGGCATTTCCCGGTCTAGGTGCTGAACCTGATGCACCTTTACCACCACCTGTTGATGTAATAGTTGAAAAAATTGAGTTTGATCCAGACGTTTGAGTGCCTGGAGTAAGAGTACCTGTTCCTCCTGCACCTACTGTGATTGGATAACCCTGCACTGAAACGGGTAAAGCTGAAACACCACCACCTAAAGGTGATGCAGTATAACAACCTGTTGCTGCACCGGATGATTCTCTAAAACCACCAGCACCAGCTCCACCACCTTTACAAGCATTAGATCCACCCCCACCTGCTACCACTAAATAATCTACTACTGCCAAAGGTCCACTACCCGATGATACACAAAATGTTCCAGGTCCTGTGAATGTATGTACTTTAAAATTAGTGCAAACAGTCGCTACTGATCCACCAGTTGCTGAAATAAATTGTCCTGTTGATGCTGATGTTTGAAGTCCATCGTCGGTTACTAACCAACCTTGTGTTGAATCTATAAAAACTAATGTTACAGCAGCACCTGCTGTTGATAAAGTTGCATTAACTGTTGAACCACCAATTTTGTCTGAACCATTTTGAACTAATGTTACATTGCTTGTATCCCAAGTCCCTGCATAGTCTTTAAATGCAACTACGGCTCCGGCAGATCCTGCTGGAAGATTAACTGATATTGTACCAGCACTTGTGTTTAAAAAATATCCTTCACCAGCTGTTGCTGTAAAACCTGAATCTGAATTTGTCTTAACTGTTGTTGTCCAAGAAGCTGCACCTGTTGCACCAAAGTTTGTCGCCGTTCCTTGGTTATTAATTGTTGCACCACTAGGAATTGTGAACGTATCGCCACTATCACCTAGTGTTACCGTTGTTCCGGATCGTGGACTAATTTTATTTACTTTTATTTCACTCATAATTTTTACCTATTGAAACTTATACCTTATTATTACTATTCCGCTACCTCCAGTTCCACTAGCTCCAGAAGTGTGGCTTCCTCCACCGCCTGCACCTGTATTTGTTTGTCCTGCTGTAGCAGTTCTTCCTGGATTACCTCCAGTACCACCTCCTTGTGTAGCTGTTCCACCACCAGTGCTTCCAGAGTTTGATCCTCCGCCACCACCTGCATAAGCTGTTGGACTTCCTGAAATATTTGTTGTTGCACCTGTACCACCATTTCCTGCTACTTCAGATCCAGGAGTTCCACCTGAACCATTGCCCCCTGCTGCGGTTGCTCCACCACCTCCGCCACCACCGTTCCAAGATGTTCCTGCAGGTTGACCACCATTAGTTCCTTGAGCAGGAGTTACTGGAGGAGTGTTTCCACTACCAAAATTTGTTGTTGAGTCTCTTCCTGCACCACCACCTGATCCGCCAGGTTTACCATTATATTGTGGATTACTATTTAAGTGATTACAAGCTCCACCTCCACCACCTGCTGTAGCAGTGATTGTAGAAAAAACTGAAGGATTTCCATTATTTCCTGCCGCCATCGGAGAGCCTGGTGCTCCAGCACCGCCACCTCCAACTGTAATTGGAAAAGATGTTGCTGTTACTGTAACTCTATTTGGTGCACTTGGATATCCATCTAGTGGACTAGCAGTATAAGGTGTTACTGGAGTTTTTACTTCTCTAAAACCACCAGCTCCACCACCGCCACCATAAGTTGCACCACCAGCTCCACCACCGGCTACAACCATGTAACTAACTATGTTTTCAGATGCAGTGGTTGAAATTTTAGAAACCGCAAAAGTTCCTGGCCCTGTAAAAGTATGAATTTTACAATTTCCACAAGTTGATTCTGTTCCACCACTAGCTGTTAAAAAACTAGATCCTGTATCTGCAAAAACATTATCTTGTATAGATCTCCAACCAACTGTTGAATCTATATAAACTAAAGTTATACCTTCACCCTCTGTACTTAATTCAACACTACCTTCTCCTGTATTAATTTTTTCTGAACCATTTGGTAAAATTGTTAAACTATGTGTATCAAAAGTATTTCTGTAATCTTGAAAAGAAATAATAGCACCTGCAGATCCTGCAGGTAAAGTAGCTGTGACAGCTCCACCATTTGTATCCACAAAAAATCCTTGTGTGTTGACTGCTGTAAAATCTCCTGTTTTGATTGCACCTGTTTGCCAATCAACAGTTCCTGTTCTTCCGAAACCTGTTTGTGATGCACCTGATGCTAAAGCAACTGTACCACCACATCTACCCATAGTAACTGTTGAACCACATACAACAATTGTATTACCAGATCCTGATCCTACAGTTGTTGTTGATCCACATTTATTGATGATGTTTGAATCATCTGAAACCTTATTTATATTATCTACTTTTATTTTACTTGTCATAATTATTGATATTTATACCTTATTATTACTACACCAGAGCCACCGTTTCCACCTACACAAGCTTTGGTATCTCCTGCAAAACTTCCTCCTCCTCCACCACCAGTGTTAGTTGTTCCATTTCCACCACTCATATCAGAACCTGGACTTGGTTGTGGGTTTGTACCACCTTGATACGTGCTTCCTCCACCACCTGTACCACCAGCTCCTCCAAGAGGACCAGTTGGAGACCCATAACTACTGCACACACCACCACCTGCTCCACCACCGCCAGCGTAAGCTGTGTTTGAGCCTGAAACGCCTGTTGTTGCTCCGGCTCCACCATCACCACCCTGATTACTACTATTTTTTGTACCGACTGCAGTTGCACCACCTCCACCTCCAGCTCCTCTGTAAGAAGGATTACCTGGACCACCGCCATTTGATCCTTGCGCTGGAGTTGTTGGAGGCGTATTTCCTGAACCTGGACCAGATGGACTTTTCCAAGTTGATCCTCCTCCTGATCCGCCGTTACCTCCCGATTCACACCCTGGTGTATTAGTTGCACCTAATCCACCTCCTGCAGATGTTATAGTTGAAAAAATTGAATTAGATCCAGATGTTGCTGGTGTAGGACTTGACGGAGATCCTGTTCCACCTCCACCTACTGTTATTGGAAAAGATGTTGCTGTTACTGTTATTCTGTTAGGAGCACTAGGTCGACCGTCTAAAGGACTTGCAGTATAAGGTGTTACAGGAGATTTACTTTCTCTAAATCCGCCAGCGCCACCTCCTCCTCCGTGACTTTTTCCACCACCCCCACCACCAGCTACTACTAGATATGAAACTTCATTATTAGCTGGTGCACAAACCGTTGCAATTCTACAAACTGCAAAAGTACCTGGACCTGTAAATGTGTGTATTTTACAATTACCACAAGTAGTTTCAGTTCCACCTGTTGCGACAATAAAATTAGTACCACCAGCTGTAAATTCATTTTCGTGTACGGTTTTCCAACCAACTGTTGAATCAACATATACAAAAGTCAAACCTTGACCTTCAGTATTTATAACTAAATTAGCACTAGCAGTACCACCATTAATTTTTTCTCCACTTGCAGGGGCTATTATAAAATTATTATTGTCAAAAGTTTTATTGTAATCTTGTATTGAAACTATTGCACCTGCTGAACCAGATGGCATAGTCATTGTTATAGTGGCCGATGTTGTATCCACAAAATAACCTTGACCATTAACTGCTGTAAAATCTCCTGTTTTAGGAGTTGTTTGCCAGTTAACTGATCCTTCTCTACCAAAACCTGTTT